CCAACATCAAACAAAGTAGTCATTGATTCCAAATACGGAATTATAGCATCTACTAGGGCACATGATCGCATGATGCAGATAGGCAGCGACAATCTATTGACAGCATTGCGCCGGGAACATCCGCAAATTGTGCAAATGTTGGTTAAAAAACAAGAAATGCGAGTAAGGTAAAAACATGAAGTCTAATGACGATTATCGCCTGTACAATATTTTGTACAAATTAGCAGAAGAGGGCAAACACAGGCCCTCAAATAATGAATTGGGTGAGATGCTAGGGATGAGCATCAATCGCATTGAACATTCGCTAACTAGGCTTGACCGTAATAAGCAAATCAAACGCATTGCCATAGGCAGCCGGTTCTATGTTAAAATTATTGCCACGGGAAAAGTGACTGGAGAAAAGCCCAAGATTTCCCAAGCATATTCACACACAAAAGAGCGCAATGCTGAAATTGCACAAGAGCGAATTTTAGAGCGTTTGGAATTGGCAGAGCGCATAGATCATGACCAAGCCAAAAGCCGAGCCGAGCGTGAACGCTGGTTGGAGATTGAAAAGGAAAAGTATGGCTTGCCCCGCAAGGGCAGGCTTGTGGATGACATGATAGCTTGAAGGGAAATGACATGACTGCAAATACGGATGAACGCCTGCGACTGCTGATTGAGCGTGTGGAAAATTTAGAGGCTGAAAAGCGCGCCATCGCTGACGACATCAAGGATGTTTACGCAGAGGCGAAATCAACTGGCTACGATGCCAAAATTATGCGCCAGATCGTGCGGTTGCGGAAATTGACGCCAGACGCAAGGCGCGAAGCAGATATGCTGATTGAAACCTATTTGAACGCCCTTGGGATGGAATAGTGAATCACCCCATCACTGAATACAAATGGAAGGATGCCTATCGGGCCGGTGTATCTGCTGGTCTCGACTGGCGCTTTCTCGGCCTACCTATGGCACGATGCCCCTATGATTACCGCTCTGGATGGAATATGTCTCAGGAGCATTGGTATAAAGGTGTTTCGGACGCCATGAAATTTGAAATGCCATGAGGCCGGAATCTGCCCTGCAACGCCTTATCAGGCAGCATCTTGCTTTGCGGGGCTTTGATAGCGTCCATGTGCCTAATGGCGCTGTGCTGGCCGGAGATCGGCTTAAACGCGCCCGCCAGATGGCAAGCCTAAAGGCGGATGGGTTTTTGCCGGGATTTGCTGACTTGCTGGTTTACGCCAGCGAGGGCAGGATAGGCCATATTGAGGTTAAAACCCCCAAGGGAACCATACAGCCCAGCCAGAAGGCATGTAAAGCGTGGCTTGACACTTTGGGCCATCACTACGCCATTTGCCGGTCTGTCGATGATGTGGACAAAGCCCTAGCTAATTGGGGCTGGATGATATAAGGTAAAAGGGCCGGGAGAGTGTTAGCGTCTCTTCCCAGCCCCAGACATTAGCGAAAGGAAGTTCGCCATGACGAGAAAAACACTTAGTATTTTAGCGCCCAAAACACAAGATAATATTGTATCTTTGGACGTTTTGGTGCCCAGAAAATGCGAGTTTTGCCGCCTTTGGGATAGGTTTGGCGGATTGGACGAAGGGCGATGTCGCCGCCGCCCTCCCTTTGTAAACCCCGCCGATAAAGAGTGCGTTTGGCCTACGACGCAGATCAATGATTGGTGCGGCGAATTTCGCCGTTTGCCAGCTGATAAGCTGGAAAGCCAGTTCGGCATCACTGTTAATTCACCACCAATGGCGGAGGCATAAATGTCATACGTCACTGGCACACATTTGGATTTGCGTATTTTTGCCAAAAGGCTGATTGAACGGCTGATTGAGATAGAGGCAGATCCGTCAGAAAAAAAGCAGCGCATCATGATAGCATACGAGCATGGCCATCTTACTGCCACAGAGGCGGAGGATTGGATTGTGCTGGCTGGATTGGGGGCAGTTTGATGGCTGCCATCCCATATATGCCGCTCTATGTGGCGGACTATTTATCCGACGCTGCACACCTCTCGACGATTGAGCATGGGGCATATCTTTTGCTTATCATGACCTATTGGCAAAGGGGGGAATCGCTGCCGGATGACGACAAAAAACTGGCTCGAATTTGCCGCCTTGAAGCCCGCGCTTGGAACCGCCTAAAACCAACTTTAGCGGACTTCTTTGAGGTTGTTGACGGGAAATGGTTGCACAGTAGGGTGGAGCATGAGCTGTACAAGGTGCGGTCTAAGTCATTGAAAAATAGGAAAGGGGGTCTAGCGAACGCTCAGCGAATGCTCAGCGAACGTTCAGCGAATGCTCAGCGAACGTTCAGCCATACAGATACAGATACAGATACAGATACAGATAAAGAAAAGAAAGAATATAATTACGCTTTTTCGGGTTCGGTGATCCGCCTCAAGCGTGCCGATTTGCAGCGTTGGGAAAAGGCATATCCCAAGGTGGATATTATGGCGGCTTTGCAATCAAGGGATGACTGGTTAAAAGACCGGCCAGAGGATGAACGCAAAAAATGGTTTCAGTCAACTTCAAGCTGGCTATCTCGGAAACAGCAAGAGGCTCGATCAACTGTTGATGCTGGCGAAGCAAGGTATATGGGGCCATGACAGATTGGCGGCCCACAAAACCGGGGAAGCATAAATGCCCCCAGTGCGGCGATACCCGCAAAAACAAACGAGACAAAAGCCTGAGCGTTACTCACGATCAACATGGATGGGTTTGGCTTTGTCACAATGGATGCGGATTTTCAGGAGCGGACAATGACACTTCACCCCAAGCACGCGGAATGGCTGATGGCCCGCGCTCTCGATCCGACGCTTGCAGAGGAATACGGCCTTTGCACGGTGCTTCGAGACGGCAAGAACTGGCTAGCGGTGCCCTACACGGACGGGGCGGAAACGATAAACCACAAATACCGGCTGATTTCCGAAAAGGATCATCGGATGGACAACGGCGCGCCGCTATCGCTGTGGAACGCCAACTGCCTGAGCGACCCCAAAGTTCGGAACGGGCACGCGCCGCTGGTGATAACCGAGGGGGAATGGGACGCACTAGCAGCAATACAAGCGGGTTTTCAATTCGCCGTGTCGGTTCCCAACGGTGCCCCCGGAAAGCAGACTGAAAACCTAGACACGGCCAAGCGATATGATTGGGTTGATCGTCACGCCGAGGCCTTGGCCGGTGTGAAAGAATTTGTAATCGCGGCGGATGACGATCCGGCAGGGCACAATCTTGCGGCTGATCTGGTGGCGCTTTTAGGCGCTGAGCGGTGCCGGTTTATTGATTACCCTTTCCCATGCAAGGATCTTAACGAGGTTTTGCAGGAATATGGGCCAGAGCGGGTAGTGGCTTGCATCACGACTGCTAAACCCTATCCAGTTCAGGGCCTTTACACGCTTGACGACTTTCCCGAGCGCGGCGAAATTCGATCCTACAGCGTTGGGGTTGATCCCATAGACGACATGATCCGCATTGTGCCGGGGACTCTTACTGTCGTCACAGGCTACGCCAACATGGGCAAGTCAACGCTGCTCAACGCCATCATTGGCCATACCCTCGCTCATCACTTTCCCGTGTGTGTCGCCAGCTTCGAGACGGATGTAAAGCCGATCTTACGGGACGGACTTCGCATGGCGCTGTTGAAATGCGGCAAGCATGACTTGGCGACCCGAGATTTGCGCGAGGTTGACCAGCTTTTGCGCCAGCGCCTGTCGATCATTTCGCAGACTGTGGACGAAGGCATGGAAATGGACTTAGACGAGTTTCTGCGCCTTGCGTCACTGGCCGTGAGGCGCAACGGGGCCAAGATGATCGTTCTCGATCCATGGAATGAACTAGAGCATAAGCGGCGGCGGGATGAATCGGAGACGGAGTATATCGGGAGGGCCATTAGGGCGATCAAGCATTTTGCCAAAACGCATGATGTGGCGTTTTGGATCATCGCGCACCCAGCTAAACCGCAGCCCGGTGTCAAGATTATCCCCGGCCTGTATGAGATTTCAGGGAGTGCTCACTGGGCAAATAAACCTGAATATGGCCTAACCTATCACCGCAAGAACTTCGATCAGAACGAGGCTCAGATCGTGGTGACGAAGGTTCGCATGGGTATGCCCGGAAAACGCGGGACGGTAAATGTTACGTTTGATTTTAGAAACAGCACTTTTGTGGAGATAGCATAATGTCCGAAATAAATCATGAAAATGAAGTGGTTTTTCTGCCTTTAGAAAATCTATTGGAAAGCTGGAATGACGTGGACGCTATTTTGCAACATACATATTGCAATTACCCAGAACTAGGTAGCAATAAAGTATGGATAGAATTGCTTGATAAATTTAATAAAGATTATACAAATTATCTTGATGAATCGGAAGATAATGAGTTTTACATGAATTTTCCTAATGGATGACCTTTTCTCCAATCAACCTTTACCAGAACCTAAGCTCGGTGTTTCCAACGGCAAAGCATTAGGCTACATTGCCAACGGTGAATCTAGGGATAAACTGCGGGAAAGGTTTAGACGCGGCGAATTGATCGGCGTAAATCCCGCGATTATCAATGATGAGTATGACTTTAAGGGCGTAAAATGACGCAATCCAAAAAACATTCCGCACTTGAGGCCATCGCAAACACCGCTATCGGATACGGCATTGCCGTGGCCACCCAGATGATTGTGTTTCCCATCTTTGGAATACACGCAACCCCTAGCACTAACTTTGCTATCGGCGGCGTGTTCACGGTGGTATCATTGGTTCGATCTTATGTTTTGCGACGAGCGTTCAACGCGTGGCACATTCACATGGGAAGCAAGTGCGGATAAATCATTTATCCATCGAGGGGTAAAATGGCAAAGGCGCGCAAGGTCAAAAAGGCAAAGCCCGTTGAAGATCGGGTGGATATTGTTGCCCCCACAGACGAGCAAATGGCCCAAGGGATATTTGTCCGCGCCAAGCTGGCATACCGCCGACTACCTGTGATTGATGTCATGGTGGCGGCGGGTCACATAACAGACCGTCAATACGCGGCCCTTACCCATTACCGCAACATGGCTATAGCCCAAGACTTCTCACCAGCCCGATGCACTCTGGACAGGACACCAAGGGGAGGTGGAGACGGTGGATTACCCCCATACACGCTAAGGGCAATCCTAGAGATGGGCAGGATGGATAAAGAACTACGCCAGCTATGCGATATTGTCCGGGCCGTCACCATCCAAGAGCAAACCGTCAGCCAATGGGCTATGTCTAAATATGGATCGGTAATGCGCCAGCGCATCGGGAAAGACGGCAGGACAATAACATGGTTTGAGCCTAAAAGTTCCGTTCACAAAGCGGCGATGCAAGAATTACGGGATGCCGGTGACATAATAGCCAATGCGCTTGGTGGTTTTTAATTAAGGGCGATTGACAATTTGCACGGGACTATGATAGGAAATACCCAGAATGACGAATTGCGTCATCGGGATGGTTCAAAAATTCAAATAGCGCGGGTAGGGGTTGGGCCTTATCCGCGTTTCGATAAGCCGGAAATCCGATGAATAGTGCCTTGGTGCCTCATCCCCCACCATGCGCGCCGGTAGTTTCCGTGCTCTCGCCCCTTGCAAGGGCAGACAGTAATCTCGCAGCCGAGGCAATCCGGTGCTGATTTACTGGCAGCGAGGTGGAAGCCCCCGCATAGTTTCAACGCTCACTTTCTGGATGGGTAAATTACACAGCCCCTAAACAGGCTAGACACATTTTAATTTGACAGTTGGCAAAAAGCTCTTACTACGTTTCATGCGACACGCCTCCACAGCTTTCGCACGACGCCCCGCCCTCAACCGGCGGGGTTTCGTTTTATTAGGGCAATCCCTACATGGGAGAAGACACCAACTAACCCGGCAAAAGGAGACCATCGCCGGATAAGGAGTTACCGGCGTGGCAGTCCTGCAAAACATACGGCATGAAAGGTTCGCGCAAGCCATTGCCCAAGGCAAAAGCCAAGCCGATGCTTATGTGGAAGCGGGTTACAAAGCCATCCCTGTTACTGCAAAAGTAAATGGATGCAAATTACTAACCAACGCTAACATAAAGGCCCGCGTTAAAGAGATACAAGAGCGCGCAGCCGAGAGAACGGAAATCACCATATCAAGCCTTAGCCAAGAGCTATTGAAGGTTGCCAAAAAGGCAGAGCGTATAGATGAACCTTCCGGCCTTTCCGTATGGAGGCTAACCATCATGGACTTGGCAAAACTAAATGGCCTTATCACCGATGGCAAAAAGCCAAGTGATGAAGATAAAACCACTAACATCATTACTCATGGCGGACTGCCGAGTAGTTAACGGTGGCCACATATGAAATCACAATCCCCACATTCCACGAAGGACAGGTATCTGTTTGGAATAATCGGGGCAGGCGTAATGCGGTGCGGTGTGGGCGTCGTTGGGGTAAGACCAAGGGCATCATTACACTAGCAAGTGATGCAATCATCAAGGGCCAAAAGGTCGGCCTTTTCGCGCCGACGTATAAGCAATTATCAGAACCCTATGATGAGATAGTGACATCTCTTGACCGTATTCTAACCGGATCAAATCGCAGCGAGGGCACGATTAAATCCCTCACAGGCGGCAAGGCGGACTTTTGGCAAACCACCGATAACCCTCTGGCTGGCCGTGGCCGTGAATATGACCTGATCCTGATAGACGAAGCGGCATATACTAAAAACTCACAAATGCTGGATATTTGGCACAAGTCTCTCGTCCCCACGATGGCGACCAAGCCCAATGCTACAGTGTGGGCGTTTTCTACCCCCAACGGGATTGATCCAGAAAACTTCTTCTGGCGGCTCTGCAATGATCCAGAGATGGGCTTTGTGGAGCATCATGCGCCAAGCTGGGAGAATCCGCTCGTTAATCGGGAATGGGTAGAGACGGAAAGGGCGCGGCTTCATCCTGACGTATTCCGGCAGGAGATTGAGTGCCAGTTTGTTGACTGGTCAGGCGTTGCATTCTTCGGGATGGATAAATGGTTGGTGGATGGCCAGCCGGTGCCATATCCGACTAATTGCGACCGCGTGTTTGCGGTGGTAGACAGTGCGGTCAAAACTGGCAGCGCCAATGACGGCACGGCAATCATTTACCTTGCGCGCAATCAGTATGCGGGGACGCCGCTGGTCATCCTTGATTACGATATAATCCAGATCGAGGCTGATCTTTTAACTGACTGGCTTCCCGGCGTGGTTCTCCCTCGTTTGGATGAACTAAGCAGGCAAGTGGGAGCGCGTGAAGGCGTCCGTGGCGTATGGATTGAGGATAAGGCCAGCGGCACGGTGATGTTGCAGCATGGCAAGCGCCGAGGCTGGCCGGTGGTGGCTTTGGATTCTACCTTTACCAGCATAGGTAAGGACGAGCGCGCCATTGCGGTATCATCGCACCATCATCAGGGATTGTGCAAGATTAGCGACTTCGCATTTAACAAGACCGTCAATTACAAGGGCATCGAGCGCAATCACCTAGTCTCGCAGGTGACAAGTTACCGCATCGGTGATAAAGACGCTGCAAGGCGCGCAGATGACCTTGCCGATTGCTATACTTATTCGCTTGGGGTTGCCCTTGGCTCCGCACATGGTATTTAACTACAATTCGGAATGGATTTAACTCCCATGTCAACACCTAACAATCCCGGCTGGACAACGGGCTATGTGCCTACCGCTGCGGAGTGGGACAGCACATGGTCAAGCAAGGTTGATTACCCTGCACCTCCGGGCCAAGGCGGCACGGGCGTAGTCGCACAGCCGTCCAATGGGCAACTGCTGATCGGCAATGGCACAAACTACAGCCTGAGTAACATCACCGCAGGCGCGGGTATTAGCGTTACCAACGGCGCTGGTAGCATTACCATTAGTTCGCCCAATACGTTTGCATGGCCTGCTGGCGGGGTGCCCTACTCCACTGGATCGGCATGGAGCGGCAGTCTGTCGCTTAGTGGCTCCGGTTCTGTATTGGCATTGACCAATGGCCCAGTGTTCACTGCTCCGGTTCTGGGTGCGGCTCAGGCGTCATCTGTTGCTTTTAACGTAAGCGGCGGATCGTCGGTTATTCAGGGCAACGCTGGCACGGTTGGCGTTGTCACATATACGCTTCCGTCATCCACCCCGACGACAAGCGGCTATGTCCTAGCATCGGACACCAGCGGCAACATGTCGTGGGCACCTGCTGGCTTGACAGGCCCTACAGGCCCAACAGGCCCATCCGGCACTTATTATGCATCCACCAGCACCACATCGCTGACGCTTGCCACCGGCGCACAATCTCTGACGATTGGCACTGGGCTTGCCTATACCGCCGCCCAGCCTGTGATCGTGGCCAATGACGCCAGCCACTACATGACGGGGTTGGTTACAAGCTACAACACGGCCACTGGCGCGTTGGTGGTTAACGTCACGGCCATTACCGGCACAGGCACGTTTACAAGCTGGACTGTCAATCTCAACGGCGCATCTGGCCCACAGGGCGCTACTGGCCCCACAGGCCCAACGGGTGCGACAGGAGCGGCATCTAGCGTTGCTGGCCCTACAGGCCCGACAGGGCCGACTGGCCCACAAGGCGCGGGTGGTACGGCTGGCACAGCAGGCGCACAAGGCCCCACAGGCCCTACAGGCCCCACGGGTTCCACAGGATCGACAGGCACTGCTGGTGCTAATGGCCCCACCGGCCCGACTGGCCCTACTGGCCCTACGGGTGCGGCGGGTAGCACTGGCCCAACGGGCAGCGCGGGATCGTTCGGCCCAACCGGCCCCACTGGCCCCACAGGTGCAATGATTTATCCCGCCTCGGGTATTCCATTGTCCACTGGTTCGGCTTGGGGGACAAGTTACAATACCACTGGTTCGGGATCGGTGGTGCTAAACGCATCCGCCACGATGAACGCGCTTACTCTTGCTGCGGGCACCACGACTAACGCCCCGCTTAAACTGACAACCGGCACCAATTTGACCACGCCTGTTGCCGGTGCACATGAGTATGATGGCATTGCATTTTATACGTCCGTTGCAAACTCGGCTAGAGGCTTTCAGCCATCGTTTCAGTTTTGCCGCTTGGGCACCAGTTACACGCTGTCTAATACCACAAGCTATCAAAAGCTATTTAACACCACTACAAATGGGGCGATCAATCTCCCCGTGGGGCTTTATTATTTTGAGTGTATGTTTAATATCAGCGGCATGAGCGGCTCTGATATTGGCTTTGGATTTATAACTGCTGCAAGTTTAACATTGGCTTGGCGCGCATCGGCGGGCAATGCGGCTACTAATTATAGCACATTTAGTCAAAACTATGCTGCAACAAATATCACTGCATCCAGCAGCACTTTGACGGCAGCTACAGCTATGATGCAGGGCACGATTAACGTGACTACGGCGGGTAACTTTGCGCCTAGCATTGCAGTGGTTTCTGGTGCAAATAGTTCTATGGTAGTGGCGCAGGGTAGTTACTTCATGGTCACTCCGATCAGCCCAAGCACCACCACATATTCTGGCAACTGGAGTTAATCCTATGGCCAGCAACATCATCAATGGGACGGAATCGTTCGGATCAGCATTACAGCAACTATTGCTGGCCGATGACATTGTGCCGGGCGCGCAGGCGTCATATGAAATTTGCAAGCAATTATATAGCTTTCATCCGTTCGGACAAAAGATTGTCGATTTCCCGCTTTACATGGCCACATATAAGCCGCGTGAAATTACCGTTCCCAAAGCCCCCGATGATGGCCTCATGCTGGTAGAGGCGTTCAATCAGGAATGGAAAGACTTAAAGGCGGATAACCATATTATCAACGCGGCGCGCACCGCCCGGATTTATGGCATTTCCACCCTCGGCATCGTGGTGAAGGACGATGACACACAAGAGCCGGTGGACTTCAAAAAGCTATATGGTGCCAGCATTGCACTAAGCACATTTGATCCGCTCAATACCGCTGGCAGCTTGGTGCTTAATCAAGACCCCAACGCTCTGGATTTCCAGAAGGTGACGGGGGTTAGCGTTGCTGGCAAACCCTATCATCGTTCGCGGGTTTGCGTTTTGATGAATGAAGCGCCGATCTACATCGCGTATGAGAGTGCAGGCTTTGGCTTCGTTGGCCGGTCGGTTTATCAGCGTGGGCTGTTTCCGCTAAAGTCATTCCTGATGACCATGGCGACAGATCAGATGGTGGCCACAAAGGCGGGCTTGTTGATCGCCAAGATGGAGAGCCAATCTTCGGCAGTTGACGCGCCGATGATGCGGATATTCGGTCAGAAGCGCCAGATGCTTAAAGAGGCGCAGACCAATAACGTATTGTCGATTGGCACGGCTGAAAGCATTGAAAGCCTGAACCTGCAAAACCTCGATGGCGCATTTAGCCTTGCGCGCAAAAACATCATCGAGAATATTGCATCGGCTTGCGGAACCCCTGCCAAGATGCTGTTGAGCGAGACGTTCGCTGAGGGCTTTGGCGAGGGCACAGAGGACGCCAAGGCCATCGCTCAGTTCGTGGATGGCATTCGTGAATGGATGCAGCCCCTGTATGATTTCATGACCGAGATCGTCATGTATCGGGCGTGGAACGAGGACTTTTACGCTACCGTCCAGAAGAAATACCCGGACGAATATGGCAACGTATCCTATGCCGCTGCGTTCAATGAATGGCGGAATAGCTTTAACGCTGAATGGCCTAGCCTGCTGGATGAGCCGGAAAGCGAAAAGATGCAGGCCGAGGATGTTGTCCTAAAGGCCATCATTGCGGTTGTGGAAGTGTTCGCCCCGATGGTTCCCGGCCCGGCCAAGGCCCAGCTTCTGGAATGGGCTGCGGATAATTTCAACAATAATAAACGCCTGTTTTCTTCGCCGCTCAATTTGGACTTTGAAGCCATTGCGGATTATGAGCCGATTGTGCCTGAAAAGCCTGTGACGGAGCCAGCACCGGAAAGCGCACAGGATAGCGCCCCGGCAAAGCCCAAGCGGCGTAAGGTGGAAAAGATCACCGCCATTGATGATGAGATCAGGCGTAACGCCATGCGGTCGGTGCAATAATGCCTAGCGTTGCCCAGTGCATTGGACAAGAGATCCACAATTTCAATGTTGCGGCTTTGAACCATACGCAGGCGTATCATAGCTTTATTACGCTGGCACAGTTGGGCGATTGGGAATCCGCCTCGCGTAGTCAGATGCAGTCAGTTGCCATGCTAGATGCGGCGATGGACGCATATATGCGGGCCTGCCGGATTAAGTCTATGGCTGAGGGGCAAGAAGATGAATATCTGCCGGATTAGCACAGTGGCAGTGCATCCCCCTTGTAAGGGGAAGGTCGCGGGTTCAATTCCACGCATCCGGCTCCATAATGAAGGCTTTGGTGGCTAATGCCTAATCCAGACGGCACCCCTACCTATAATGAGGTGCTAACCGAGGCGGTGGCTTACGTCACAGATAACGGTTATCAGTCAGAGGAAGCTATTGCCTATTGGGCCGAGCAGTTGCGCGTAGCTGCTGAACGGTCAATGAAGTCAATGGCCGAGATTGACCAGATGGTGCGTGATTCCATGTATGCGGTATTCCGCAAACAAGTGGATATGGCCGGGGTGCTGAAATACAACCCCGGCGTCACGCCCTATCGGCTGGAGCAGATCAAGCCTGAACTGCGGGCGGAATTGGACAGGCGGATTGCCGCTAGTGTCGACCTGATTAGGGTTAACCGCCCGCAGGCGATTGAAAAGACGATGCAACGCTTTCGTGGATGGGCGACTTCGGTTCCCGCTGGCGGCAGTCGCATTGTTAAAAAAAATGATGAAAAAGCCAATTTGAAAAAGGCGCTGGCGTCCCTTCCATTTGAGGAGCGGCGCGTTGTTATAGATCAAAGCCAAAAACTATTCGCCGCAATCAATACAACGGTTGCAGTTAATGGTGGCGCTATTGGTGGATTGTGGAGAAGTCACGTTCACCAACGCGGATATAATGGCAGGCCAGACCATAATGAGCGCGAGGGTGAATTTTATTTAGTGCGCGATAGTTGGGCGCATAAGGCGGGGCTAGTAAAGCCGGGGAAAAATGGTTATACAGATGAAATAGAACATCCTGCGGAACTTCCCTTTTGCAAATGTTCATACCAATATGTGTTTTCGCTGCGTTCTGTTCCTGCTGAATGTTTGACTGAAAAGGGCAAGAAAGCGTTGGAAGAGGCTAAGGCTAAGATGGCGGCTTTGTCTGCATGAGCCTTTATCGGTATTGGCGTCGCTTCAATGAGGAGCTTGCCGTGCAGGTTGTTGCACTGGTGGCGACTATGGAGTGCGTTTACGCCTTTGCCGCATTTGTGCTGATTCCGCTTTGGTTTCCCCAGACTACGCCATTTGTGCAGTATGTTTCATCTGCCCTGCTGCAATTAACTTTTTTGCCACTTATCCTCGTGGCACAGGAAGTATCTAATCGCCGTGAGCGCGCCCATACGGAGGCGGAGCATCGTGCGGTTATGAAAGAGTTAAAGGCGCTTCGTGCGCTTATTGTCCACCCATCCAAGGATAGCACCCATGCCTCTTGAGCACGAACTATACGCGGGGCACCAGAAGAAGGCTGCAATTCGGCAGGTCGTCAAGACTGGTCAAGTTTTTGCTTGTTACGAAGAGCATACAGAGTTCTGGGACAGCAAGTACGGTCCGTCAATTCCCTATGAATGTTCAGAGGACACCCCCAATGCCGCTTGAGAAAGCCCCCGTGGGTTCGCCCGGTTTTTCGCGCAATGTTGAGACGGAAGTAAAGGCCGGAAAGCCTGTGGCCCAAGCGGTTGCGATTGCATACAAGATGGCGGGTGAAAAGCGGGGCGATGCTGCCAATGCCGCCATCTATGAGGAAAACGGCGAGTTCTATTTCCCCAAGCCCGGCAGCCATGAGCGTTACGGCCCTTATGCCAGCAAGGCCGAGGCAACCAGCGCCGCTGCAAAGGCTGGCGTTGTGGGCGATGCGGAGCGTGATCTGCCGGGTGAAGGCACTGCGGATGATGACGAGGCTATTCTAGGCCGCAAAGACGCCAATCCCGCTATTGAACGTCGCATCAAGGATATTCTTGAAGAAATTAAAGACCATCGCGATATGATTCAAAGTCATAAGCGCATAGCGGCCTTTAAAGAGAAAGAAGGAGATTTTTCTTCGGTTAGAGAATATCGCTGGCGTGTTTCTGAAGGTGAAAAATATATTAAACGGCTTGAAAATCAAATTTCTCAGCTGCGTAGCCGAAAGGATTCCGATGAGGCTATCCTTGGCCGGTCGGATGCTGGGCCGTCAGCCGATGATCTAGAAAAAGAATATAACAGGGCCGAATCTGAATTTGAGAAAATTCTCGCGCAATACAAACAAGCTGATCGAGACTTAAAACGCAGCAAAACGGCGGCTAATCGTCAGAAATATGTGCAGCTTGGAGATCAACTTGAGCGCGCTGGCGATAAAGCCCGTAACCTTCAACAGAAATGGCATGACCGCCTAAATGCGGAAGAGCGTTTGGCTAAATACAAAAGCAAAAAAGAGCGCGAAGGCAAACAGCTTGGTTTGTTTGATGCCAAGGCGCGCAAGGACGCCGCCCCCACCATCGTCCGCGAAGGTAATCAGTGGATCATATCCGTTGACGAAGGCGGCAGCGTTTCCATTTTCCGCCTTGATGTATCGGAATACCCCACCGAGGCCGATGCTCTGGAATACGCTCTAAGCAATCCGCAGTATACCAACCGCAAGGATAGCCTGCCTGCTCTGGATAGGGCGCTGGCCGCCGCTGATGCACTGTATGCCAAGGCGGATGCTGCTGGCGATAAGACCTATGTGGTCAAATATGACAATTCGGTAGACAAGACTGGGATTATTGAGGTGAAAGCGGGCAGCCGTGATGAAGCCCAAACCAAGGCTAAGAAAGAGCTAGGCGGTGAATGCAAGCGGATTTTCTATGTATCCGAAATTGCTTCGCGTTCCGATGCCGAGCGTGACCTTCCCGGTTCCAGCACCACCGAGGGCAACTATGGCATTGATGCCAAGGCTAGCAAATAAATGACCCGTGCCACCGTCAGCCATAAATCGCTTAACCGTCTGGCCGATGCCGCTGGACGGTTTAGCCATGCGCTGGCTGATGCTGAATACCACGGGCATGAAGTCACCCTTAACAAGCCCATGCCGGGTGACGTTAAAAAGTCCAAAGTCTACGTTGAAGACCCCAAAACCGGCAACGTCAAGAAGGTCAATTTTGGCGACCCCGACATGAAGATCAAAAAGAGCAGCGATGCCCACCGCGAATCTTACTGCGCTAGGTCGGCTCATCTTAGCGATCCTGACGACAAGACATCGCCTAACTATTGGTCTCGCAAAGCATGGAACTGCAAATGATTAAGGCGGCGGGCATCCTTTTCACCTGTGGCGATAGCGCGCTGTTTTTGCGCCGCGCTGATGGTGGCGATCATGCTGGCGAATGGTGCGTCCCCGGCGGCAAGCTGGATGACGGCGAGACTGCCGAGGCAGGTGCCATCCGTGAGACATACGAGGAAGCCGGTATCCACATTAAAGAGGATGAACTGGCCCCGTGGACGCGCACTTTGTCTCCGGCGGAGATGGTTGTGGCTATGGAAGGGCTGGAACCCGCTCCGTCGGAGGACGTGGATTTCACCACGTTTCTGGTCAAGGTAAGCCACCAGTTCACGCCGCGCCTGTCTAATGAGCATGATGGCTATGCGTGGTCGCCCATTACCGCCCCGCCGCAGCCGCTGCATCCGGGCGTAGCAATCGCTCTGGAGCGGTTTAAGATGGATGAACTAGGCGTGGCCCAAGCCATTGCCGATGGACGCCTGACAAGCCCTCAGCGTTACGAGAACGTATGGTTGTTTGCCATCCGTATCACAGGCACGGGTGCAAGCTACCGTCATGCCCGGCAAGAGTTTGTTTGGCGCGATCCCAGCATCTACATCAATGATGAATTTCTGGCCCGGTGCAATGGCCTAGCCGTAATCTGGGAGCATCCAGAGCGTTCGCTGCTGAATGATCAAGAGTTTAGCGACCGGGTGATTGGTTCCATTATGCTGCCCTACATTCCGGCGGACAAGCCTGACGAAGTGTGGGGCATCGCTAAGGTTTATGATGAGGTTGCCGCAAAGAATATGCGCGACAATCAACTGTCCACAAGTCCTGCCGTTAACTTTGCTGATCCCACCGAGAACGACCGGGTAACGCTGGAAAACGGAAAGGTCATGCTCATCGAAGGCAAGCCATCTCTGCTGGATCACATTGCAGTATGTGCCAATGGCGTATGGGACAAAGGTGGCGATCCTACTGGCGTTGAGAGCATTGACGCGGCGGAGGATGCGATTGCCGATGCTCAAATCATTCCCGCACCAAAGTCCAGCCAAAGCCTCGATCTGCTTCGTCTACAAGCATCGGTGATGGCACTGCGATCAAGGTTCGGAAATATATAAACACTTAACCGGCTTGGGCACGCACGGCAGCCCTAGTCATAAAAAACTTAAATTGTCGTGCGACTGCACCCATAAGGAGTAAAGCCAATGGCAGAAGAACAGGGCCACAAGAACGAAATCATCAGCGATGCTGACGAGAAGCTCGGCCAGATTGCAGATATGATCAAGGACGCCACGGAAAAGTTCGATTCCGTCCACAAGCGTATGGACGCCATGGAAGAGACTTTCAAGGCAATGGCAAAGCCGGGTTCTGAACCCAAAACCGACGACGATGACGATGACGACCGCAAGGATGCGGAAGGCAAGGAGTCGTTCAAGGAGTGGGCTGAGGAAGAGGCCAAGGAGCCGGAGCACAAGAAGGACAGTCGCAAGGACGCTCGCCGCAAGGACGACGATGAGTGCGATGATGATCTGGAAGTGGAAGAGCCGGGCACTCCCCGCGAAACCGCTGCCGACAAGCGCCGCAAGGACGCTGAAGAGAAGGAAGAAGGAGACCACCGCGTGGCTGATTCCGTTCGCGCCGAAATGGCTTCTCTGCGGGCTGAAATTGCCGCACTGAACCGCCGCGCTCCTGCACTGCTGACTGACATTGACCGCGAGCGTTTCGCCGTCATTCAGGAGCAGGCCGATCCCGCGTTTCAGGCGTTTGGCGACCGTGCCCCCGCCCCGCTGGATGGTGAGACCCCAACGCAGTATAAGCGCCGCCTCGGTGCCAAGATGCAGTCGAACTCGCCCAAGTGGGCCAATTCGCGCCTGTCGGCTGTCAGCGATGACGCCATGCTCGATACCATCCTGTCTGAAGTGTATTCGGATTCCATCGCGGCTGCTCGTCGTGGTGCCGATGTGCTTCCGGGTCAGCTGCGTGAAATCTCGCGTCAGGCTGGCGGCCACATCATCAACGAGTTCGTTGGTGAGCCGGTGTCGTGGATGAGTGACTTTGCCGGTCACGCTCGTCGCGCCTAATCAATTTTTGCAAAGGTAAAAGAAAATGGCTGCTAACAACGGTTATCCTTCGCTGACCACTTCGGGGCAGGGTCTCTTTAACGGGGCTTCCTCGAATGGTCTTATTCAGGGCCAGACTTTCCCTGATCCTTCCACCCGTAACGTGCTGCGTTCGGGCATTGTTTCGCAGAGCGAGACCATCCCAATGTGGGGCGGCGTTGGCGTTTATGCTGACATCTCGCCCATTAGCAGCACCGGCCCTAGTGGCGTTCTCGGTCAGGTTCTGGGCCGCGCCAACTCGCTCTCTGGTTCGACCGCTCTGGTCGGGTTCACGGTGTTCGATCAGGCTTACAACCTCGTTTCCGATCCCAACAGCCCCGTTGGCACCGCCGGTTCGGGCCAGTCAATCAACTACTATCCGCTTGGTTCGCGTGCTCGTATCGCCGTGGCTTGCGATCCTTCGCTGATCTCGCTGCGTGGTGGCCTCATCAACGCACAGGTTAGCTGGGACTTCACCAGCCAGCAGTTGATCCCTTATTCGGGCGCTTACCCTGCTACCACCATTACCAATGCTGTGTGGGCTTCCACAAGCGGCGGGCGCACCACTTTCACAGTGGGCACCGACCTTACATCTTACATCAATGCCAGTGACGACATTGAGGTTTCGGGTGTGGTTAGCACTGGCGGCACGGGCGTTGGCTTCAATGGTATGTTCTCCGTTGTAAGCATCAACAGCACGACCATTGTGGTTACGCAGGTTGCTGCCAGTTCGCCGGGCACATACTCGTCGGGCGGCACGGTTCTGGCTGGCGGCGGCGCTCTGCCCGTCACCGTTCTGGACGTGGTTCCCTCGGGCTGCATGAACGTGCTGTATAGCACCATCACCGGCAACGCCACTTGGAACTTTAACGGTTCTTGCGCGATCATTCAGCTCACCGGCGGCACCACGGCGTAAGCCTAGTCAAGCCTATTTAGAAAGGGAATAAAGCCATGGCTATTAACGCCGGTGCATATAAAATCATCGAACCCAGTTTCCGCGAACCGGAAATCTTCATGCAGTTCCAGCAGGCTTCGGGTTATACCGAGGTTCTGGAAGGCGGCAAGATCCGCGCCAAGCTGGCCGAGGACGATCTGGTCGTTTATGCGAAGCAGCTTAACATCCGCACCAAGATGTCGGCTTCGCAGTCCACTGCCAATGAACTGCCGGGTGTCGATATTTCGGCCCAGATGTTCAACACCAATACCTATCAGTTCCGCGTCCGCGCCAACTATGACCACCACGACGTTGCTGCTGGTGGCCGTTGGGGCTTTGCGGTTCCTGAGGCTTATCGCCTTGGTATGCGTCAGGCTCACTTCCAGCAGGCCCGCGATGCGGCTCTGTTTGGTCTCCAGCCGCAGTATGGTGAGGGTTTCATCAACGCTCCCGGCGCTACTGCCACCAACCTCCCGGCTGACCAGTATGGCAACAACACCATCACGACCTATGATAATGGTCAGATGGCGTTCTTCCTTGTCAACCAGATCGCGCAGATCAAGACGCGCACTCTGCAGCTTGGCATTGGTCGCAAGTTCGTGGTGCTTGGCCCGCAGCGTTCTCTGTCGCAGTTCGAGTATAACATCGTCTCGCTCACGCAGGCCCAGCGCGCTGGTGCTGGCACCATGAGCACTGTTGAGACGATGAAGAATATGCTGGTGGCCAACGAGGACGAGCTGGTGTGGGCTTATGACGACACGCTTCAGGGCGCTGGCGGCAACTCCAACGCTGACATCATCCTGATTGCGATGCCTGAAGTTGCTGTCCCCGGTGGCCCGTCTGCCCTGAACACTAACGTGTTTGCCACGCTGAAGCCTAGCAACCCGACCTGCCTTACGCAGTATTCGGACATGGCCGCCCCGCGTGAGATCATCAGCCCGCTGGCTGGTGGTGCAACGGACGTTCTCAGCGAATGGCGTCTGACGCCGGGCTGGGCACCTCGCCCGCAGGCACTTACCATCATTACTGCCAACTATCAGTAAATGACGTTGGGCGGGTAGGCGTTGCGAGTGCGCCTGCCCGTCTAACACTCGCACCACTCGCGGAGATTTAATATGGCAAGGCTCTATGTTGTGAACTGCACGGCGCAGAATCGGCAAGTATATTACCGGCTTGATTTTGCTGTTGATGGCAATGGCAACCGTATGGACGCTAAAATTCTGCCGCCTAAGTTTCTGGAAATCCCCGCTGGCGCTCAGGTGCAATTCGGCGGCGATCTGTTTCCGGGTCAGGTAGAAGAGTTGGTTCAGCAGTTGGAATTTAGCGCGGGTGCAGTCAATGTTGATGACGTCCGCACGGCAAAGTCCATGGGCGTGGTTAAGCTGGTTTGGTCATTGGACAAGCCAGTGCCTCGCCCGATCTGTGAAGATGTGAAGGCCCACAACATGGGCCGCCTTTCGGACATTGGCGTTGAGCGCCGCAAGAACCTTGCCATTGTCTCGGATTATGGCCTGCGTGAGATTGCTAATGAAATGGGCAATACGCAGTCCACTGGGTTCGAGATGGAATTTGAGAGCGTGGGTCAGAGCGATCCTGAAATGACCGCACCCAAGCTAGAAGAGGGTCTGCGGGTTAATTCCGCACCTGAATCTTCTCGTGGTCGCGGTCGCCCCCGCAAAACCGCTTAACTGATAGGGAATCGCTGGTGACAACATATCCCTACACGCCAATCCCCACCGAGGCCGGGTTTTCCCAGTGGGTTTACGGTGTGATGGGTGTGCCTGTGGAATATCTGCCCAGCGATTCCCCTTCCATTGGGTATGCTTACAATACGGCTGTGGCCATTGCGAACCCCATGTTCCAATGCGTGCCGGGGCCGATTTATCTCCAGATGGTATATAATTTGGCGGGCCACCTGCTGGCTACTTGGGCACCGGATGTTCCGGGGCTGATTTATATCACTGTCGAGAATGTGAATTACGGGTTCTTTCAGTATATCCGTAAACAAAACAATATGCTTGGCTTTACCACCGGCACGGTCTCATCCTCAAGCGATGAGGGCACTAGCGCCAGCATGGTTGTGCCGCATCAAGCGAATAACCTGACTATTAGAGACCTTAGCTATTTGACCACGGTATGGGGCCGTACATACTTGGGGTATGCCCAGAGCTTCGGCACGAACTGGGGGGTCAGTTAGGATGGCCGACCTCTGCTTGGGTTGCATAGATGTGCCCTATGATAACCGCGATGGCCAGCCCGCCACGACCTATACCGTCGCCACCATACTTGAGGAAAAGTATGGTGTAATGCGGAATTTTTACGAAGCCCATCAGCAGGACATCACCAAGGCACTTGTGTCGTCTGTAGAAAGCGCGCTGTCTGCCATTCTAGAAGGCGGTTTTGTGGGCGATCCCTTGGCCAGTGCCGGGCAGGATATTCGGCAAGAGTTCCGCACGTTTTTGATGACCGGCGAGATTGAGGGCATGGGTATTCCCGGCGTCCCTACCAAGGCGGCGCAAAACCGTCGTTCGCTGCGATTTAAGGATAAGGTCGCATCTGGCCCCCGCCCATCGTTCATCGACACGTCATTATATGAAACATCAATGATTGCGTGGGTAGAAGAATGAGCGGCGGCGGCGGTTCTGTATTTGAGACCACCGGCAATCAAGGCCAGATGGCGTCTACGCTGCGGGCAGGGCTTGAGACGCTTGATCTACAGCAGCGCGTTACCTTTGTGCTATACAAGCGCATTGTGTTGCCTGTTGACGGATTTGTGTTCTGGGTGAACGCATCGGTTCTTGCGCCGGGTTCTTACGACAGTTCCTATTCCCTGATGTTTGAGGCGCAAGGCTCCCTGCATCATACCACGGTTAACCGGCAAGACCCGGACGAGAGTTTCTCCGTTCATCGGATGATCTTTACCAGTTTGCAGCCAATCAATGATCTGGCGCGCACTGATCCGCAATATATGTATCTGGCCTCCACGGATGGGGAGCAATATGCGTTCTCAACCCGCTCTGGCTGGTACAAGCAATCGGGTCTGTATCACTACAGCGGCGATGCCGTTTACGCCTCTCTAGCGTCACAGATACTCAATAACCCCAATGACCTTGGGCAAGCGCAAGTAGTTTCCAATTCCCTGCCGGTTTGGCTGACGCTTAATCAACTATTTCCGGTTTACCCTAGTTATTTGGTGCCGGATAATATACAGCCGCCTTATGCGGTTATCCATATTGATGAAGACGGCACGTCCCCCATGCAGTCGGCTCCATTTTGGGATAATGCAGGGAACCGTTGGCAGCTTACTAAAGATCATGTCCGCGTGATTACTTATGGCATTCGCAATGACATGATTATGGATTGGATTGATTCTGTTCAGACATACGCTTTGAACAATCCAAGCGTTTTTGGCATTATGAACTCGCCAGTGCCAAAAGACGGAAAGCGAGGGCAAGTTGAAATTGGTGCCCTTGCCCAGAAAAAAGCAATCGTGTTTGAGGTTAATTACTACCAGACGCGAATGAACAGCATCGCACAGAAAATGATTAAAAGCGCATTTTTGGAGGATTTCTTTGTCCCCTCCAAGATGATAGTATCCACCTAAACTAAGGAGTAAATATAATGGGTCAGAATCTTGCAACCCAGACTGCCCTCGCCGCTGCTGGTGGCGTTGCATTTACCAACCTCGATGCGGCGGGCAACCTTCGCGTTACCGAAAAGAACGAAACGCACGTTCAGGTCGCTGCTAGTGCTACTAAGTCGGTTCTGGGCACCACTGGCGCTGTCAATGACACGCTGTATGCCATCACCATTGTTCCTGCCACGACTTCGCCGGGCGCTGTGACGCTTTATGACGGTTCGGGTTCGACCGGCATTGTCCTGTTTGCTGGCGGCGCGACTTCGGTTGTTGATCTGAAGCCGTTTCAGGTTCTGGTGCAGGCCCGCGCTACTGCCACAGCCACTCCCGGTTGGTATGTAACCACTGGTGCCAACGTGTCGATTATGGCGGTTGGTAACTTCACCTAATAGGTAGAAGCCTCCGCCATTCTCACCCCTGACCAGAGGGCATTAAAATGACCACTACCAATATCGTAACTGTCAACGCCTCTGTGGTGTTGGCCCCTACGCCAAATGCGCTTCAGCAAACTGGCGGTCTTGTCTCGCAGGGCGGCACGACGCTTACTGCGGGAACTGCCACTCTGGTCAGCAATCTTGCACAGTTGCAGGGCCTGTTGGCTTCGGGCAAAACCATCTCCACGCTTACATGGTCGGCTGGCACTGTCACAGTGACCACCTCGGCGGCGCATGGGTGGACTAACGGTGACGTTGTGCCCATTACCATCGCTGGCGCGGTTCCTACGGGCTACAATGGCACGTTCACGGGCACTATCACGGGTGCCAATACGCTGACTTATCCGCTGGCGTCTAACCCCGGTTCTGAGACCACTCCGGGCACTGTGGCGCTTGGTGCGGTGACTGAATTGTTGCAGATGGGCACAACCTATTTTGCCGGTAATGGCGTCCCTGCCATTTATGTGGTGGAATTGGGCGAGGGCACCCCTGTCGAGAACGTGCCTGATCTGGTTACGTTCATGGGCAAGGTTAAAGGCACACCGGGGCAGATTTACAATTACCTTGTGCCGCGTGAATGGGATAATCAGGCATCGTTCCTAACGTTCCTGTCTAACTATACCGCTGTCAACGCTCAGGTGTATTTCTGGGTTACGACTACGGTTGCCAACAGCACAGCTTATGCTGGCATCAAGTGCGTTTATGCCGAGGTGGAATCGCCCAACATTCCCGCGACGGAATTTTCGCTGGCTTCCGCCTTTGGCACGGCTCTCGCACAGATTCCTTCCAGCACCAATAAGCTGGTGCCCCTTAGCTACTCACCTAGCTATGGCACAACAGCCTATCCTGTGACGGGCAATCAAAGCACCCTGACAAGCCTTGCTGCGGCCAATGTCGGCTGGATCGGCACTGGGCAGCAGGGCGGCATTTCCAGCAACATTATCTATCAGGGCAAGATGTCCGATGGTAACTTCTGGAACTTCTGGTATTCCGCCGACTGGGCGCAGATCAATATGCAGTTGGCTCTGGCCAATGAAGTGATCAATGGCTCGGCGTCGAACGTGAACCCGCTGTATTACAATCAGCCGGGCATTAACCGCTTGCAGAATCGCGTGGTTCAGGTGGCCAATCAGGGTGTTAGTGCTGGCTTGGGCAATGGTCAGGTTATCGCAACGCAATTGCCGCAAGCGCAGTTCTTGGCCAATTACAATGCTGGCAATTATGCTGGCAAGATTGTGGTGAACGCAGAGCCTATGCAGGCTTACGCCAATGAGAATCCCAACGATTACAGTGTCGGTAAATATGCCGGTATCTCGTGCGTTTGGATTCCGCAGCTTCCGTTCCTGAACATCTACTTCAACCTTCAGGCAACTAATCTGCTGTTCGGTTAAACCCAATTCATAGGAATACCTAATCATGGCTAATCCGATTATCCCACAGGGTTCATTGAATCGGGCGCTTACGAGCGTATCGGTAATTGACTACTCAGAATTGAATGTCACCTCTGGTTTTTTTGGAACCAAAGTGGCGCGCATCACTTTTGAAGGTGAAACAAGCGACTATATCGCCACCCTCACTGGTGCGGTTCCTTCGCCGCGCCTTTATCAAATCGTTACTGTGCAGATGTATCTCAATAAAAGCCAAGGGCTTTCATCTCTTTGGGAGCAGCAGCGTTTGGTAAATGCTGCCATTGGTGATGTAAACATCGTGACCGATTCATCTGTATTGCCGTATTATTATATCCATAATTGCATTCTTCAGAATGTTTCGGATTTGGAACTTGCTGGCGATAGCAATGATTATCCCGTTACGCTGAAGGGCGTCTATCTGGTCAACGGTTCTCTTTTCGCTTAAATTTAATCTAGGACACTCGCAATGACCACTATTAACCGCCAACTTAATCTGGTAATTCCCATCACCCGCGCCGATGGATCTACCGTGTATGTGCATTCCACATCCATTCGCCCAGAAACATTTGAATTTTATCATTTGGTTTTGGCAAAGACTTGGAGTGGATTTGTTCAAAACGGACTAGATCCTCGCAGCGCCCCTAGTGTTGCGGCTCTTGTCCTAAAAGACACAGCCAAAGCCACGCCACGAGGTATCGGCGTGAATTGGTGGGATGGATCAGATGGAGTTGGCGGGGAATCCGGCTTGTTGGCCGAGATGACACGACTAAGCAATGTGGTGGTGCCATCGCCCGACAAGGGCTGGTCAAATGTTCCGCTTCAAGCGGCCCTTGACCAGAATATGATTGAAGCCGACGAAAAAGCCGAAGTGATGAATCTTCTAACTTTTTTTATTGTAGCCTCGTTGATGCCTCCCAGAGTGGATCGGGAAAACATCGTTCGGGGTATGGCATCAATGTACGAATTGCAGACCACATACTTGAATTGTATGGAATACGCGAATTCCTTGAAGACATCGACGCAGGAAGAAAGTTCTGGCAAGAACACCCCAGCATAATCAATGAAGTCCTAAGTTGGCTGGCTGGGGAAGGGTGGAAAGATTATTTCAAGGACAAAGGAGAGCCTTGGGATAAATACCATAGTGCAGAGTTGTTTAGGCAACGGCATCTAATTGACGGGTTTACCGCTCTAGCAACTATAACCGCTAAACGACGATAGGAAAATTAATGCCACCCCCTATCCTGACAATTCCAGTTGATGATACGGCGGTCAAACGCTTTCTTGATACGTTTTACAAATATCAAGCCGTTTTGAACTCTCAGGAAGATGCTTGGAAAGGGACAAATCAGGGCATTTCTGATGCTGCCATTGCGGCTGCCTTGTTGACTAGCGAAATATCCAATCAATTTGACCAAACTCGCAAGCTGTTGAGTTTGCAAAATGAAATGGATAGAAATCGCGGAAAGCGCAGTCAGCAAGAGAAAAAAGACCGTGAATCTGCCATAGAGCAGATGAAAAAATACGGCGATGCTGCATTGGAGGCCGGTGGCAAACTAGCCAAAATTTCCATGGCCGCTGCTGGAGGTGTTGTCGGCGGATTTTGGGGTTTCGATAAACTAGCCGATTGGGCTGGCGGTGAGCGCCGTCAGGCTATGGGCTTGGGCGTTAGCGTCGGTGAGAGACAAAGGGCTAGTGTCGCCCTAAACCGCTTTGTCAATGCTGATGCCGTATTGGAAAACATTGCTAATCTAAAAAGCGATCCCACTATGGGCGGAATCCCCTTTGGGATTTTGGGCATCAATCCATCAAACCAAAACCCGGCGCAGCTTGCCAATAAAGTCTTAGAGGCTGTTGGAAGAAAATTCAATCAGCTTGGAGGTAGGCTTGATCTTGCACAAGCATATCATTTAACTGACATTGTAAGTAATCCTGATGAACTTCGCACTCTTGGCACGGCTGTTAAAAGCGGAGAGTTTCAACAGTCTGTAAAAGAATCAAATGAATTTGCCAAAAAACTAGGCATTACTGATCAAACTGGCAAAAATATGCAAAAGTTTGTTTCAGAAATGGATACTGCTAGTTTTAGGTTGAAAGATATCATTTCAACAAAACTGGCCGATCCGAAGCTAATGGATAGCCTTTCTGGCTTAACTATGGCTTTTGGTGATCTTTTGGATAAAGTTCTCACCAAATCCACTTTGGAGGCTCTTGCGGATGGTGTTCAATCATTCACCAAGGCTATCGAAAGCGGGGCAGTACAAAAGGGCTTTGAGAAGTTTTTTGGTTTCATTGACAAGATTGGCAGAATTATTGATTTCATAGCCTCTCACATACCCGGCTATACAGATGAAACAATTACTGATCCTAAGGATTATGATTTTCGGAAAAAACATCCCAATCTAGCTGCCATTGGTATGCACGTGGAAGGTATGCACGCGGGCGGAACGCAATCGCAAAAAGATACCAAAGACATTATTGGAAGTATGCTGCTTAAGGGCGTGGGTGGGATGAAAGGTTATCCCATAGAAGCCGTTAAAGGCGATCTTGGCAATGTCATGGCGGAAAGCACATTTTATCCATTTGCGACACCCGACAAGGGGCGGCATTTTGGCCTATGGCAATTTGATACCGCTCGCCAAAATGAATTTTTCCAATTAACCGGCCATCATATGCAAGATACAAAAGATTATGGTCAGGCTATTGGTGAGCAGGTGTGGTTCCATATGTATGAACTCACACATAAGAAAAAAGCTGTTGGGAAAAAATTGCAAGAACTCGCTGGACAAACCGGAGGCGCTGGTGTCGCCGCTGCTATTGTCAATAGTGAATACGAGGTTCCTAGTTTAGACAAATCTGTCGTAGATGCTGAATCTAGGAAGCGGGCGGGCTATGCTAATCAGATAACGGTTAAAATGTATCAGGCCCCCGGCAGTGATATAAATGCATCCACAAAAGCCCTATAGCAATCGTCAGGCGGCATCCAATGAGCCTTAGCAGTTATCAATACACATTCCAAACCACGCCCATCATTTTGCGCGGGGGTTATGCTGGCACGGGTACGCTTCCTATTGTCAATCTTTTGATGCCTAAAAACTACCCCAATGGGGTGACGGGAGCGGCCACCTCTCAATATGGTATGCCTACATTTGCCACGTTTAAGCCTCTTCCCGGTTGCACGTTGATGGAGAATGAAGTGGCCACTTATCCCGTGGCCAATCAGACAACTGCGGCCAATGCAGTCATTACAAATCCATTGCGTATTTCCCTTGAAATGCTTGTGCCCGCCAATGAATCCATCACAGTGCTAAATAAGGGGCCTTTGATTGGAGCATTGAAAGCGGCTTTGGATATCCACACTGCCAAGGGCGGATGGTATGATGTCATCACCCCCGCTTTTGTTTATCAAGGATGCCTGCTCACCAGTTTGATTGACGCATCCGATGATGATTTTGGCACTCAGCCACAAGTGCGATGGATTTGGAATTTTATGCAGCCGTTGATAACCGAGGCGGCGGCAGCGGCATCGGCCAATACGGCGACGACCAAGATGACGGATCAAACTCGCAATGCTGGAGACCCGCCCGGATCAAACGCTATTGTGACATGCTATGACAATCCATCGGCAAACATTGTGCAAAACTTTGTGCCTTCGGCTTCTGGCGCGTTGGGTTCAAACATAGCTTCACCCAACAGTTCATCTAGTTTTTCTAGCATTAGCGGAATTAGTCCAATTCTGCCAGCGGGCTTTTGACCATGACTACGCTGTATCAATTCACTCCTCAAATTAATCAAAACTTTACGTTTTCCCCCACGCTTGATGGGCAGCAATATAGTGTTATTGTTGTTTGGAGCTTGTTCGGTCAAAGGTGGATTGTGAATGTTTACACTCTGCAAGGAGTATTGCTCTTTCAAAAACCATTGACGGGTTCCCCGAATGATTACTCAATCAATTTGGCAGCGGGTTACATGTCATCGTCCACTTTGGTTTATCGGGTTAGCACAAACAATTTTGAAGTCAGCCCATGAGTAGATATTACAAGATCGTTGTTGGCCCAACCGCATCGGGCAGCACAAACGGTTTCACTTGGACTAATCGTCTTGATGATAAAGCCGTTCTGGGCGCGCAGACTGTTGAGCTAGATATTTGGCAAACCGCAGCCAATGAACCAGCCAGCAACAGTTATATCAAAATATGGGGGCCACCCAAACAACAACTGTTTCAGGCCAAGGACTTTAATGGCGCTCCCATACAGATATTCATTGGGATGCAAAATGGGCTGCCATTGGCTTCTGCATCTGTGACTGATGGGCAGCAGGGGTTGGCGGTCACTGGCCAGATATTTCAAGCTTTCGGAAATTGGCAGGGCACCAATCAAACGCTTGATTTTATCATCATTGCGGCAGGCGGGACGCAATCCGATCCGGCAAACATCTCGTTCAACCTGCCCAAAGGTCAGCCGCTGTCAAATGCTATTGATTCAGTCCTTCGGATTGCATTTCCCACATTCCTTGCGCCAGAGATAAGAATAAACCCCGATCTTGTTTTGTCACAAGATGAGCCTTTTACCTATCAAACTTTAACGCAATTTTCGGATTTCATAAACGGCATTAGCCAAGATATTATTGGTGGCAATTATCAGGGCGTTTACATGGTGCCCAAAAACAATCAGATTATTGTTTTTGACGGCACTCAAAAAACAGGCATTCCCGCCAAAAAAATAAAATCGCAAGATATGATTGGCCAGATCACATGGTTGGGGCCTAGCGTTGTTCAATTTACAACGATCATGCGAGCGGATATATCCGTGGGCGACATTGTGCAGTTTCCCGAAGTTGCAGGTTTAACAGCCATAACTAATGTCACCAGTTATAGCAATTTGAGATCCGCCACTACATTCCAAGGGAAGTGGCAGATCAAAGCTGTTCGGCACGTTGGAAATTCACGATTGCCGGGCGCTCAAAGTTGGGTAAGCACATTCCAAGCCGTTTCAAATACCGCAAATCCCGATCAGATTTCCGTTTCATATGGAAATGAGTAAATGCAATGAGTAATGCCCAAAAGACCCCTTTTGCTCAATCTTTGCAGCAATTTGGAAAGATCAAAGCGCAGGATGCCGTTCAAATGCTTGGCAAGGGATTGCCATGCACGGTAGTTAAGATAATCAGCCCCGGCATTGTGACGGTCAATTTTGAGGTGGCCACCACTCCGGCCCCTCTGCCGCAAGTCACCATGCCTGTGGGCAAGCCTCCCTATATTCAATATCCCATCCAAGTGGGCGATATTGGCGTGGCGCTTTCCGCTGATCTTCGCACAGGCGGATTGACCGGCCTTGGCAATGGCGTTCCCAATCTGCAAGACACGGTGGGCAATCTCTCGGCCATGACATTCTTCTGGCTGGGCAGCACTAAAGAAGAGTTCATCAATCAGGCTGCCGTCACGCTGCTAGAGCCAACGGGCAACTGCAATCTGCAAGTCGCGCCTTCTGGAGTATTTATTGCGGGAGACAATGGAAATCTCGCGGTGCAAGGCAATATCAGTGCGGGCAATGGGGTGTCTGGTTCCTTTACCACTCCCACGGGCCAAACGGTAACAGTAAGCAATGGCATTGTAACGGGGATTTTCTAATGACTGCTTGTTTTCCCACAATCAATACTCAATGGTTTAACTCCATCATTGGGTCTATAACGGCTGCATCTACACCAGAAGAGTTGCAAGCCATTATCAATGAGGCTTATGGCACGGTTGGGTTGATCAACTCCACCATTGCCGGGCAGTTGGAGCAACTGACTTTGATTGAGGCTCTTTTGGTGCCTCCAGTCACTTTGCCTACCATGATAACTTGGGTGGCTGGTATGATAACATATCTCGAAGCCCAATACGCTCCCTATGCTAAATACATTGAACAGCAAGCCGCCATTATTGGTGAGGTGGCTGCCATGACTGCCGCTGTGGAGCAAGCGGCTGCCAACTTTCCGGATGTGGTTATTAACATTCCCAGCGTTGCGCCATTCTGCACACTATAAAACACATGGAACTGCAACCCGGCGGGGGCTTTACTTTTAAGCGGAAATCGGCCAAAATGCGCCCATTGTTCGGCTTCATTAACGGGACGGTATAATGAGAACTTGGGGCCGAGTTTACAATGGTGCGTATAACAGCGCCATAGGTAACTTCACTATTGGCATTAGCCCCGTGGGTGGCCCCGTAAACCCGGATGATTACGTTTGGGTGGAAGTAGATACTGACGCCAATGGCTACAATGATGCGGTATGGCTAACCACGCTGGCACAAGTTCTACAGCTTGGGCTGAATGAATCGCCCTTCTTTGGCAATTACGGTATCCCCGCGCAGCAGAGTGTGGTAACGCAGGTTTTCCCTGATTACTATGTTACATTGACACAGCAAAACTTTGCACAGTATTTCATGGCCCTGCTTATTGCCAAGCAGAACACATACGATCCGACTTACAACATTAACGCAACGGCCAATCCCGGCGCTATTCTAGTCTCTCCGGTGCCAATCTGATGACAACAACTACTCCGATCAGCGTTGATCTTACGGTTACATCGGCAGGCGCGCAGCCGACGCCTCCTGTGCAGATTTGGTCAAACCTTATCCAGTTGGTCGCCGCGAATAATCCGGGCTATACTGTGCTGCCGGGTGGGCTGATCGAGGATTTGGCCAGCACCGCCACATATGCCATTGCGCTGTGCGATTCCGCTGCGGTTGAAACGATCAATTCCCTTACGCCATTCGGGGCCAATCCATACCTGTTGACGGAACTAGGCAACATCTACGGAGTGCCGCAGGGGGTGACGGCCAATACCTCTGTGTATGTGGTTTTCTCTGGCACGGTTGGCTTTCAAATCCCGCCCGGCTTTCTGGTGAGCGATGGCACCTATCAGTATCAGGTGCAGGATGGCGGCGTTATTCAAACGTCTGGCGTGTCCATTCCTCTGTTTTGCGTTGCCACATTAAGCGGTAGCTGGGCGGTTCCTGCAAATACCGTCAATACAATCATTTCCAGCGTGCCCACGAGCATCGCTTTGACTGTAACCAATCCGCAGGTGGGGACGCCTAGCGCGGGCGCACAGACGCAAGAACAATACGCTGCACAGGTATTGCAGGCCGGTCTGGTGTCGGGGCAGGGCACGGCTAGTATGTGCAAGTCTCTGCTCGGCAATGTGCCGGGGGTTCAGCCTCGCCTGATTGCCATTAAACAGATCAACGCGGGCGGATGGGAAGTTATCTGCGGCGGTGGCGATCCCTATAACGTGGCCAACGCCATCTACAATTCTGGCTTGGATATTTCCACGCTTTCGGGTTCTACCATTGCGGTAACAGGCGTTACCAATGCCAACCCCGGCGTTGTGACCACCAATCTTAATCATGGCCTCACGACTGGACAAAATAACGTCTACATTCAAGGCGTGCTAGGTATGTTTGGCGTCAACGGTGGCCCCTACACGGTCACGGTTCTAAGCAATAAAACATTCAGCTTTGGCGTCAACACCACAAGCAACGGGACGTATAATTCGGGCGGTGTGGTTACGCCTAACACCAGAAACGTCGTGGTCAACATCAATAGCTACCCGGACACATATACCGTTCCGTTTGTGAACCCGCCCGCTCAAACACTCATCATCCAGCTTAATTGGAGTTCCGTTAGCCCCAACTATGTCTCGGCGGCGGCGGTGGCGCAGTTGGGTTCTGTGGCCATTGTAAACAGCGTAAACACCATTCCTGTAGGGTCGCCGCTAAACCTTCTGGATTTGCAGTTGGACTTTACCGAGGCGGTTCTCCCGCTGTTCAATAATAACCCCGCTTTGATTAGCGCCTTTAGCTGGACGGTTAGCATCAATGGGGTGGCAACATCACCCTCGCCGGGAACGTCTCTTATCTATGGCGATCCCGAGAGTTATTTCACCCTGACATCCACCAATCTTACGATTACGCAGGTGTAATGTGGTCGCGGGCGTAGACACCAGTTGGCCAGCAACAGGGCCTACCAGCATCCAGAACACGATACCGGCTTATCTTTATATCCAGTATCAAAATGATGACAATTTGCAGGCGTTTTTCACGGCATACAATCAATATGCTCAAGCCTATGTGAATTGGTTCAATGCGCTTAATCTGCCGATCTACACGCAGGCTCCTATTTCCGGCGTTCTTCTGGATTGGGTGGCTGCGGGCATTTATGGCATTAGCCGACCGGGGCTGCCTACCAGCAATGGTTCGCCCAACATTGGTGACGTTAACTCGTTTACTCCCAATCAAATGCCATTGAATGGATATAGGGCGGGTGTGGCAAGCACATATACCGCCACTTCGGATGATGCGTTTCGCCGTGTTATTACATGGGCATTTTACAAAGGCGATGGTAAAACATTCACTCCCACTTGGCTAAAGCGCAGGATCAACCGCTTTCTAAATGGGATAAATGGCAAGGATGTAGTAAACGACACGCAATATAATGTGTCGGTAAAGCCAACTGGTTTTCAAAAATGGACAATTAAGCTGGCAAACACCACGCAATCGCAGATATTTCAGGCGGCTGTTCAAACTGGTGTTATAGAATTGCCCTTCCAACAGACATGGACGGTGACGTTAGTATGAGCCTTTATCAGTTTACCAATAACGCCAATACTACCCTTGGCTCGGCCATCAACACCACCGCCACCACGATTACCGTGGCAACGGGCACAGGCGTTCTATTCCCCACGCTTACGGGCGGACAGTATTTCACCGCCACCCTGTTTGCGGCTGGCAGCAGCACTGGCCTGCCCAATGAGATTGTGCGGGTGACTGCTCGAACCGGCGATACCATGACTGTTGTGCGCGGGCAGGAAGGGACGACGCCGCAAAGCTGGGCGGTTGGTGCAAGTTTCTCAAACTTTATCACGGCTGGCTTGTTGAATAACTTGGTCGGCACCAACGATATTCAGTCGCAGTTTGGTAACTCTGCGGTGGATTCTGGCTCGACCAATGCGGGTGTGGTCACTTTGTCGCCCGCTATCACGTCCTTGTCTAGCATCCTTTATTCTCCGATCCGGGTGCTAAAGATCGGCACGGCCAATACCGGCGCATACACGCTGAATGTGAATGGGCTTGGTGCTAAAAATGTGTTGGTTAATGGATCTGCCCTGCAAAATAACCAATTAGCGGCATCTGCCATATTTGAAGTGGTATGGGATGGAACCAATTTTGAATTGATGAGTAACCCAGCCGCTTTAGTGCTTAACTCCATACCAAACAGTAGTTTGGCCCAAATGCCAGCAAGCACTTTCAAGGGGAACATCACAACCGGCACTGCAACCCCATCAGACATACCTATATCGTCCTTGCTTACGTCTTTGGGCTTTGGCTCATATTCTCTTGCCTATCCGGGATATTATACATTTCCCAATGGCCTCATTGTTCAATGGGGGCAAAATCGTTCTGTGACCCCCGGTAATGGTTATGTTATACCAATTACATTCCCAGTGACCTTCCCTCATTCGGTTTTGGCAATGTCTGTTGTTCCTTATACACCCTCTGGAACGACGTATGTTTCTAAACACATATCTCGTACCAATACGGGTTCGACCACCTCATCCGTTAATATGACTGTAATCAACGATGATAGTGACATCGGCAGTTTCTATGGTTTTGACTGGGTGGCAATAGGCTGGTGAGAATGGCAACTCCGAATCCAAATAGGGAAACGACATGAAATACTCTAAAACCACCGGGGGATTTTACTCGGACGCCATCAATTATGACTATGTTCCAGAAGACGCGGTTGAAATTACAGAAGATCAACACGCAGAACTTCTAATGGGGTCATCTTTGGGGAAAGCCATTGCGCCCGATGCAGACGGCAATCCAATTTTGATCGACCCCGCACCACCATCTATGGATGATTTGTCTGGAACTGCTCGGGCACAACGTGACAATATGCTCCAAAAGACTGACTGGCGGGTAACGATTGCCACAGAATCCGGCAATGCACTATCCGATGATTGGAAAACATATCGCCAAGCCCTGCGAGATGTCCCCGCGCAAAAGGGCTTCCCCGTCAAAATCAAATGGCCCGTGGCCCCCGCAAACTAAATAGGAAACGATCATGTCCACTCCACTTTTCCCCGGTCAGTATCAGCCTTATCCCTCGTCCTTCCAGAGCATTGCACTGACCAATTCTGCGGCGGTGGGCCTTACGCTTCCTACGGGCGTTAACGGCGTTCCCAAATACGCTCTGGTGCAGGCTTTGACCAATAGCGTAAACTGGCGCGATGACGGTGTGGCTCCTACGGCTAGTGTTGGTGGCGGCATGGTATTGGTCGCGGGGATTGAGCCAGAAGGCTTTAACGGCGATCTGTCTGCAATCAAGTTTATCTCCACCAATGCCGCTGGTTCCACTCTGCTCGTTTCATATTACTACTAAGCGGTGAGACGATGAGCATAACCCCCACCCACGCCGATCTCGGCATTGAAATAGGGAAAGCCCAAGCCATGGCCGAGGCAGCCCAAACAACTGCCGAGCGTATGGAGGTTAGCTTGAATGACCGTATGGATAGGATAGAGAAATCAGTCCATGAGGGATTTGTAGAGGTTAAAGAATTAATCAAAGGCATCCATACCGATCTCACTCATCTAAAAGTGCAGGATGGTAAAAATGACGCAAAAGAAGAAGCCAAAAAACATGGCTGGTCTGTAGGCGTTTCCGTCACCGCTTTAATTGTCTCTCTGGTATCCGCTGTAAGTGGTCTGATAAGTTATTTTATGGGCAAATCCCATTAGGGAGAGCGATTGTGAAGCTAACGCCTAAAATAGTCGCCCTACTTGGCACGGAAGAAGGCTTAACACTAGAGGCGTATCTTGATCCGAAAAATTGGACTTACGGCATGGGCATCGCGGCCACGTCCGGGGCCAATATTTTGCAATACAAGGACAGGCCGACTACAGTAGATGCGGCGCTGCGGGCATCCGTGGCATGGATTGAAACGCGGTTTATGCCCGCTGTATTAAAGGCTTTTGCTGGCCATGATCTGACCGAGGAACAGCTTGCCGCTGCCTTGTCATTCCACTGGAACACTGGGGCCATTCTCACCGCTCAATGGGTGAAGGATTTTCAGGCCAGCAAGCCCACCACTGCGCGGCACGATTTGGAAAACAACTATCTGCAAGGCGGTTTATTGGCAGCGCGGCGCAAGCGCGAGGCCGCATTGTTTTTTGATGGCACATGGCCCGATGATTTTCGCGTGCCGGTGTGGGGTGTGCGTAAGCCTAGCTATTTGCGTAGCATTAAACCGCAGACGGTGGCTGACGTCATACCTATTCTTCAACAGATCATGGGTGGAAAATGACCGTAACAAAAATATCTGATAAAGAATTTGTTGCGGAATGGAATAGATTGGGTTCCGCTGATTTGTTTGCAAAAACTCACAATATCAACAGACGCACTATTCAGCGCCGCCGTTTGCGAATGATGCAAAAGGGATATGAGTTGTTTTCCGAACCATTGGATGGCAATATGGAAAATGTCCCAATTGATTATCGCAATGTCGGTTGGACATTTCCAGCCAATCGTGAATTTGATCTATTTTCTGGTTCTGTCATTGTCTCATCTGATCATCACTATTGGCCCGATATGGTGCCCGTGGCTCATAGGGCATTACTCAAGGTTATTAAGATAGTTAAACCAAGAGTGAAAATTCTGAATGGCGATGTATTTGATGGCGGTTCTATTTCTCGTCATCTGCCTATGGGATGGAACCAAACGCCCTCGCCCATTGACGAACTACATGCCTGCCAAGAGCGCGTGGGAGAAATTGAACAAGCATTGCCCAAGGGCTGTGAGCGATGGTGGGCGCTTGGTAATCATGACACAAGATTTGAACGTAACATTGCGACTAAGGCACCGGAATTGGCGGGGCTAAATGGCGTTCGTCTGACCGATCATTTTCCCGGATGGGATATATGCCATTCTTTTTGGCTTAACCGCACCAGCCTTGATCCTGTAATGGTGTTTCATAACTACGCCAATGGCATACATGCTGGCTATAACAACGCGATGAAAAGCGGTGTGACGACAGTTACGGGACACACCCATTCCCTTGAGTGCAAGCCTTATAGTGATTTGCGCGGGCGTCGTTATGGCATCCAAACTGGAACCATCGCGGATCTTGATGGGCCGCAATTTGAATATCAAGGCAATCGTCCGTCTCAGGCTTGCTCGGGCTTTGTTGTTTTGACTTTTCGTGATAATAGACTTTTGCAGCCAGAGATTTGCCAAGTAATTGATGGCAAGGCATGGTTCCGTGGCGAAATAGTCGCGCAACGCGAGAAGCCCCATGAAGTTTATTAATGATCTTTTGACCGAGAGTGACAATAAAACATTCTCCATGCAGCGCGTGGGTATTGCCACGGGATTGCTGATTGTGGCGGCTGGCTTTGCATCACAGACTTGGCGCAGCACATTGACGCCGGAAATATACCAATCGTTTGCGATGGCTTGGGCTGGCATTCTGGCTGGGGGTGGCTTGGGCGCTAAATTGACACCGGAGGCACCTAAAAATGGCTGACACCGCCGCCCATGAACAGATGGAAACCTTGCGTATTGACGTGGAATACCCCGAACATGTCGCGCGCACGGAAAGCTCCGAATTTGCGGCAAACAAGCGCACGCTAGTGACGAAACTGGACACGCCCTGCTTTTGCTGCGGAGGCAGGGACAAGCGCGAAGTCCACCACATGGTGATTGAGTGGGCCGAGTGGGACAATGCCGACCCGGACAAGGTGCTCCAGAAGTTCCACCAGTTCGACATCTATGGTTATGCAGCACAGCTTGGCGACAAGCCCGCGACCGGCCCTGACGACATTCGCAACCTCGTGGTGATCTGCGCGGCCTGCCATCGCGGCGCGGGCACCGGCATCCACCTTGTGCCATTTCCGAATTGGATTAGCCAAGTCGTGGCACGCGATGGCATTGTTGTATTAAAACCCACCGGCAGCCATCCCATCACCGGATCAGACGGCGACGACAATGCCTAAACAAAGGAAAGAACCATGTCTATTGCCCTGATTGAAGCCCGCATCAAAACCACATTCAATAATTTTCTTGGCACTGCTCGGGCGGACGCTCTCAAAGTTGAAGCCATGACATCGGCAATCGTGGCAGACATTCATCGGATTGTTACCCGCGCTGCCATTATTGCGTTTGGCTTTGGCTTCGCGGTTGGTGCAATTGCGGTGTTTAGTTCGGTTCACATCTAATGAATCCGCTGTTTCTCATGCGGGCGCTAGGATGGCTCAGGAGCGCATGGTCTGCGCTGATGGGGCTTGTGATCCGATACCCGTGGCAATGCGCTTGTGCGGGCCTCCTGCTGGCTTGTGCGTGGCTTTGGCATGGGAAGATGGATGCAATAAGCGGGCGCATGGCGGATCGCGCCGCTTATATTAAAGCCCAAACTGATGCAAAGGCGCTTGCCGATGCTCGGACGGCCAAGCTGGAATCCAATCTGGCTCAATTTTCAGGAGTTACCAACCATGACTATGAGGATGGTCTTGCGGATGGCCGTAATCAGCTTGCTACCTATTTTGATGGCCGGTTGCGCGTCAACGCTAAAGGTTCAACCGGCGGCACCATCTCCCCTTCCAAGGATAACCCTGCCTCCATTTCTGGAACAAGCGCCCCCCCCGCCACCGTGGCATTCACGCAAGAGCAGCTTGATGGTTGGGAAACAGATTATCAATATGGTCTGAAATGCCGTGAGTTTGCGCGGGGCATCGCTGATCGTTTTAACGGCAAGCCATAATTAGGAAATATACAATGGCCGTTCCTTTTTCTTATCCCCGTGGCGAGGACATCGTCATTAATCTGGTCATTGCTGATCCCGGCGATTATGATCCCGCAACTTTGACGGTCACAATGTCGCTTAAAGTGACTTATAATTTACAGCCGCCGCCAGTTACCGTTGCGCCGACTGCTACATTTGTGGTAACATACCACCCCATTTCTGGAAGCGACCCCGCGTATTGGCAGGGTGTGATTAGTTCTACTGTGAGCGCGGGATTGACGCCGGGGTCTTATATTACCGACGCCCTTATTTTGTCTGGCTCTACGGTTTTGTCCGTCACAAGCCCTCAGATCATCAATGTTGTTGAGAGTGTGACACCCGCAGCATGAGCAGCTTTACCCTTTACTGGCGTGGCCCAGCGGCAATTCCCACTGTTTCATGGTCGGCTAATCAGCCCCCGCCAGAGATGGCATTTGCAGCGGTTATTGGGCCGCAAGGCCCCACTGGCCCGGCTGGGCCTGCGGGTGGGCCTACTGGGCCAACGGGGCCTACTGGCGCGGCATCTACCGTTGCTGGGCCTACAGGCCCGACTGGTTCCATTGGCAATACCGGCCCAACTGGGCCTACAGGGCCAACGGGTGCTATTGGTAACACCGGCCCTACAGGCCCTACGGGGCCGACAGGTATTCAAGGTAATACCGGCCCGACCGGGCCAACTGGGCCTACAGGAATCCAAGGCCCTACAGGCCCGACTGGCCCAACGGGGATTCAGGGGATTGTCGGCCCTACAGGCCCAACGGGGCCTACTGGCCCTACCGGCAATACTGGCAATACCGGCCCGACTGGCCCTACAGGCCCCACTGGCCCCACGGGGCCTTCTGGTGCTTATTACGCATCCACTAGCACAACTCCGCTGACTATTGCGACAGGAACGCAATCCCTCACCATTGGCACGGGTTTATCCTATACTCCCGCGCAGCCAATCCTGATCGCTTATAGCGGCACTGTGTATATGGTGGGCACGGTTGTGTCCTATAACACGGCCACGGGTGCTTTGGTCGCTAATATCACATCTGTTTCTGGCTCGGGCAGTTATAGCACTTGGACTGTAAACCTTAACGGGGCAAGCGGCCCACAAGGCCCCACGGGGCCTACTGGCCCTACTGGCGCGGCATCTACCGTTGCTGGGCCTACAGGGCCTACGGGGGCCACTGGCTTGACCGGCCCCACTGGGCCTACTGGTTTGCAAGGCAATGTAGGGCCTACAGGCCCCACTGGCCCGACAGGTTCTACGGGCAACACCGGGCCTACTGGGCCGACAGGCGTTCAAGGTATTGTCGGCCCAACAGGGCCGACTGGCCCAACGGGTGCTGCATCAAATGTGGCTGGCCCGACCGGCCCGACTGGGCCTACAGGCTCTACAGGTAACACCGGCCCGACTGGCCCTACTGGTTCCACTGGCGCTGGCGGTTCTCTTGGTTATTATGGGTCATTTTATGACACAACAAACCAGACGGCATTAAGTACCACATCGTCTTATATTGTAAACATTGGCTCTCAATTTGAGGCCAGCGGTGTCAGCGTTGCATCCGGCAATAGAATAACTTTTGCGTATGCTGGAACATATAATATCCAGTATTCTATACAATTTGCCAATACAGATGCTAATAGTGATAATGTTGATGTTTGGATAAGACAGAACGGCACAGACGTATCTGACAGTAATTCAGTTTATAATGTTCCGGGAACATCTCATGGCGGTGCCGGTGCTTTAATTGCAGCCGTTAATTATGTCTTGACGGTTTCTGCTGGAGATTACATTCAAATTGCATGGGCTGTGAGCAATACAACCATTTCGATTTCAACAATCGCAGCGCAAACCTCGCCAACAGTTCCTATCACTCCCGGCGTAATCGTCACCGCTCAACAGGTAATGTATACGCAATTAGGCCCCACAGGCCCTACGGGGCCTACGGGAGCGGCGGGTAGCACTGGCCCAACGGGGCCGACAGGCCCGACAGGTGCGGCTTCATCTGTAGCAGGCCCGACAGGGCCTACGGGGCCTACTGGATCACAAGGCCCTACGGTATACCCCATCGCAGGCATTGCCAATAGCACAGGATCGGCTTGGGGCACCAGCTACTCGACCACTGGCTCTGGCACGGTTGTGGCTCTTGCCGCGTCTCCCACGATCACGGGTACAGTGACCTTTGGCGGAACCAACATTACTGCGCCTTATTGGGGGCTTAATGGCATAGGTCTGGTGCAGAACTCAACCACTTACACAGACACAACAAACACGGGCCCTCAAAGCGCGGCGATAAACGTATATAAAGCGCAAACATACAATACTTCAAGCGCAACAACCCCCGGAACTCTCTACGGAAACTATTTCTACGCCCCAGTGCAAGGCGCTAACGTCACGGCAAACGTCGTATATACTGCGGGGTTTGAAGCTGGGATATATGTGGGTGGCGGTGCTACCTTTAGTGGTAACGTCACTGTTACCAGTGGCGGCGTAACGACCTCTGCGGGGTTGGCTACAACTTCTGGCGGTCTAACCGTCACCGGAGCGTCTACTATTACGGGCGGATCAGGTCTTGTTGCTACATTCGCAGTAAACACGTTTACGCTCTCAACAACCGGCGTCGGGACAATAAATATAGGCGGTACGGCTTCAACAGGCAGCATTTTAATTGGTCGATCTACCGCTTCTCAGACCATTAGTATCCAGTCAGGCGCAACGTCTTCTGGTAACACCAGCACCATCAACATTGGAACGGCTGGTGCATCTGGTTCGATTGGTACAATAGCAATCGGTTCTGCGACAAGCGGTGTTACCCAGACTACCACAATAAATGGTCGCGTTACTTTCGCCCCCATCGGCGCTACGGTTGCTGCGTGGAGCACTAGCGGGGTTGGACTGATCCAATCTGCGGCAACATTCACCGACAACACCACCGCAGCATCGGGCACGGTGGCGACAGCATACATGAACCTATTTGCCGCCCAAACTTATGCGGCAACAAATGCTATTACGGTCACAAACCTTTATGGGACGTATTTTGCGGCACCTGTTCGCAATGCTGGCGTGTCTGGCACTACTACTTATGCATTAGGTGCTGATAGTATT